TTATGACCGAGTTGAAATCTTTTGTCAAGATTACGCTAGGTATGCTGCTACGAATCTTGCCGCTGGTGTGGAGCATGCTAATCTTGCTGCTCGATTATCGGTTTTACTCAAGGAGTTCGAAGGCATTGAAGCTGTTATGTATAAATTATCAGCTGCAGAGAAGAAGATTGTACTTTCGGTGAGATCTCGTATCTTGCTAATTAAAGCCCAATTGTATAGCCAGAAGATTTGTCAATCTACTCGTCCTTCTCCTTTTGCCCTGTTGGTTCATGGAGAATCATCAGTTGGTAAGAGTGTCTTTACGGATATTTTATTTGCCCATTATGGGCACGTGCGTAATTTGCGAGTTGAGTCAGAATACAAGTATGTTAGGTCTCCTACTGCTGAATTTTGGGATGGTTTTGATCCTAAGATGTGGTGTTTGGTTATTGATGATATTGCTTGGTCTCATACCAAAAGCGCTACACCTGACATGAGTGTTAGAGAGTTATTGCACATTGTCAATAATGTACCGTATGTGACTAACCAGGCTTCTATAGAGCGCAAAGGAAATTATCCTTTTTTGGGACAATTGATTATTGGTACCACAAATACCAAAGCTCTCAATGCTGATGCTAACTTCTCTTATCCTTCCGCTGCACGGCGCAGATTTCCCTTTATTATTAACCTTATTCCTAAGGCGCAATTCAGAGACGTTAATAGGTCTCTGTGTGTTCCTTCTAGTGAATTCGGTAATTACCCCAATTTTTGGGATATAACTGTTGAAAGTGTAGCTGCTCAAGGTGCTCAAACTATAACAACATTTGTTTTTGAGACCTCTGATATTGGAGAGTTTTTAGCTTGGTATACTAATGAGATTCACAAGTTCGATACTAAACAGGCCCAGGCTGTGAAAGGGACTAATTCTATATTGAATGCACCTTATTGTAACGATTGTGAGTTACCCTTGAATTTTTGCGATTGTAAGCAGGATGAACCTGCTGATATTGCGCAAGACGAGGATAATCCACTTGCAAATCACACTATGACTCCTAAGGAAATTCAAGAATATTACGACTCTTGTGATGAGTTTAAGCGTACTGAAAATTGTTTACACAATAAAACTCAATTTCAATTTTGCCGATTTTGTGATCCTTGTGAGGGTTGTGGAGAGATTGGAAATTGTTTTTGTCGAGGAGCACCTCCAGGTTTGCCTTTGATGCCCAATTTCTGTAGGAAGTGTCGCTGCGTAGCTGCTTGGTGTTCGTGTAAACAAGAGTATGAAACTCAAGGTCTTATCACGACACTCACTGCTTTTAGTTTGGGAGCTTTTCTTTATGCGTGGTTTGGAGCCATCTTTAAGAAAATATGTTTTGAGAGTGTATCTTATAACATTGATATAGTTTTCTTGGTTTTTAAATTGCGTTTCTTCATGTGGCGTGATAGACAGAAAGAGGCAATGCGTCTTATAGGTGCAAATGTCCAGAAAAATATAGTTAAGGTCCCAACCATCTTTATTATTCTAGCTGCAACTATTGTAGCTGGAACTGCTGCCCGTTTCCTATTATCACGGAATGAACTTCAGGGTAATGTTATCCCTATGTCTAAGGAGAGAAAGGATTATTTTTACACTGAGGTATCTGAAATTACTAGTTTCACTGGAACTGAGAAAAGCAAGTGTACAACTATGGCTGATCTAAGTAAACGTGTAGAGAGTAATGTTGTGTATGCGGAAGCTCATGGTGTACTCCATGCAGGTATTTGTAGATTGTTGGGTGTTGGTCAAAATTATTATATTACTAACAACCATTGTTTGCCAGACGATCTTCAAGGTATGGGTGTGCGCATGGGCGTAGACAAGAATGGTATCTCTAAGAATATCGAATTTGTAGTTACTGAGAGTGATGTTGTTAGAGATGTTGAAAGAGATATTGCCCTTGTTCGTCTAATGAGTTTGCCACCTCGTAAAAGTATTATGGATTATTTTCTTCTTGAACACCCTACTGGTTTTAGTGAGGGTTTGTATATAGATAGAGATGAAAGTGGAGTCATTAGTAAAATAGATATGCCCCATATCAGTTACGAGATGGCTCGACCTAGTGGAATGAAATACGATCTTGATTGTGCTGTATCCCCCGTTAATGTAGTTACTGCGAAAGGCCAGTGTGGCATGCCATTATTGGCTAGTTGTGGTTTGCAGAAAGGAGTTTTGGGTATTCACTCCATTGGTGGAACCAAGAATTTCAGAGATTTTGCGGGAGCCACTATTGTTCTGAG